ATACCACCTTAATCGACATTTCCTCTTCAAACAAATTAGAACCCGGACGCATCAGACGATACAAATTCAACTTGGTATAAATGATTTCTAAACATCGTTTCATATTACGCACTCCATCCTCCTTCATACAATAGTTATCAATAATGTAATGGAGTGTGGCATCAGGAATAACAATATCTTCCGCTGAAAACCTGACCTGTTCTCTTATCTTGGGTAACAAATAACTATTTGAAATGTTCGTCTTTTGCTTCTGATTGTATCCAGCCGTCTTAATTCGATACATTCTATCCTTCAAAATCGGGTTGACTTTACTCTCATCATTGTAACTAAATATAAACAGACACTTACTTAAATCAAAATCTATTTCCGCAAAATACTTGTCATGAAATTGCGAATTTTGAGATGTATCTGTCAAGTGAGTTAGAATACCAGCAATTTCCTCACCCTTTGGCGTCTCACTAATCTTATCTAGCTCGTCGAAATAGATGACAGGGTTCATACACTTACTATCAATCAGGATTTGAACGATTTTGCCCCACATCGAGCCTTCATATGTGTAGCCGTGTCCTTCTAAGAAACTGCTGTCTGTCGCGCCACCGAGCGCAATGAATGCGAAAGGTCTGTTTAAAATCTTGCTAATTCCTTCCTTGACAAGACTGGTTTTGCCAGTGCCAGGAGGGCCGTGAATCGCAATTGCTGTGCCAATCGACTTGGGATTAGTAATCAGTTGTCCGAGCATCTGCATAATTTGCATCTTGGCGTCATTGAGTCCGTAAACTGCGCTATCCAAGGTCTTCTGCGCTTCGGCCATAAATTCGTGGCACTTGTCGACGCCGTCTTCAATATGAATAGGCAAGTCTTGGGTTTTTCCGAATGGGATTCGCATAAATGTGTCGACCCAGTTCTTAATCTTGTAGTATTCGCCGCTGCCTGGCTCCATGTGTCTAAGTGAACCAATCTTCTTCATTGCGGCGCCCTTGAAATTGACAGGAATGTCCGATTCTAAAAGTGTCAGACGATAAGGCTTCTCAATTCGAGTTACCTTGTTGATTTCACGTAGCTCCTTGATTATCTTCTTTTGACTTTGAATGTCCATCTTTTCAAAGAAATCAAAATCATTCATTGTGTTCTTATCGCGCAAAATGCGTCTGAAAATACGGTCGTTTCTTGCCTTCTCTTTCTTCAACTTCTTTAGTTCCTTCTTCTTACTAACTATAATCTTTTGATTACACAATTTGATACATTCGGTTACGAGACTAGTATTTTCACCCTTTTCTTGTAATGTTTTCAAAACAGCTAGCAATTCGGTTTCTTCCTTTGAATTATTATTATGCTTTACAGGTGTCTTTTCTCTTGTAACTAGCTTGACGTTTTCTTCAGTTGACTTTACCTTACTACCCTTTTTCTTCTGAATGGGTTTTTCTTCTTCTACTTCGTTACAGCTTTCTTCATCTTCTTCATCTTCGTCTTCATCAGAGTCCTCATCTGAACTAATTGGGTCATCTTCGTTTTCAGTAGGAGCGTCGCTGTCAACATCTTCCGAATCATCTTCAAAATATGTTTCATAATCGTCTTCTGAATCATCTTCATTGCTTATTTTATTGGCGTCAATTGACAATATGATATTGAAATTTCCCGATTGTTTCTTACTTTTTCCCTTTTTCTTTTGGACAACTTCTTCTTCATCCGAGTCAGAAATCGTCTCATCGTCGTCGTCTTCATCAGAAATTGTCTCATAATCGTCTTCATCTGTCTCTTCACTTAACTCTTCTTCATCTTCCGATTCAGTCTCATAAACCTTGCGTCTTAACCTACTAGATTTAGTCTTCTTCTTCAAAGGCACAAAATCTGAATCACTTTCTTCCTCAGATTCGTCATCATCTTCTTCCATCTTTTTAATATCTTTCTTAAAAGCCTTCTTTAATCTTTCACCAGCCTTTACCTTATCATTGATGTGTTTAGACGGAAACATCTTTGACAAGAATTTTCTGTATTGTTGTTGGTCGATTTCTTCATCTTCTGAGCTTTCAGATTCACTATTAAATTCGCTGCTATTGTCAGATGAATCGTCTTCAATCTGCTTTCTACGTCTGTCATCGGACTTCTTAGCCTTTTTTCTATCAGACTTTTTATCGTTCCTTTTATCGTCCCTTTTATTGTTCTTGGAATTGTTCATTTTAGTTTGGTCTCTTGGCATTTTTATAAATAGGTGTGGTTTGTAATATATTATAAATTCGTTTTATATCCTATTTTTTAAATCAATTTTTTTAAAAACTGTGTTACAAAGAATGTTATATAAAAAATAAATAAAAACAATATAAAAACATATTATTAAAAATGAATGAATGAAATAAAATAAAATTGATTTGAAACAATCTAAATATTATTTATAGTATTATAATAAGAATGTCGCAAAGTTCCCGAAACATGAAAAATACCAATTGCTCCAAGATTATCGGCATCCAGTTTAGTATATTATCGCCCGAAGAAATTCGGAAAGGCTCTGTAGCCGAAATCACAAGTCGCGATACTTATATAAACAACAAGCCAGTAATCAATGGACTATTTGACCCCAGGATGGGGGTTTTAGAACCTGGTTTAATCTGCCCTACAGATGGTTTAGATTATATGCAGACCCCAGGTTACTTTGGACATATTGAAATGGCACGTCCCGTGTTTTACATTCAATATTTGTCTACTATTCAGAAAATTCTCCGATGCGTTTGCTTCAAGTGTAGTAAACTACTGGTCTCAAAGGAGAAATACAAGCAGGCGCTGAAAATGCAATCTCAGGCACGATGGAAATACGTGTTTGAATTAAACAAGGACATTAAGCGTTGCGGAGAAGATACTGAAGATGGTTGCGGTTGCCTTCAACCGAAGAAAATTAGAAAAGAAGGGTTTGCTTCTTTGTTTGCCGAATGGACGAATAACAGCGAAGAGGGTGACGAGAATATTGTCATTCCAATGACACCCGAATTGGTCCTCAAGATATTTAAGCGCATCTCTGACGAGGATGTCACCTTTATGGGTTTTAGTCCTTTATGGTCGCGTCCTGATTGGATGATTTGCCAGGTTTTAGCAGTACCTCCGCCTGCCGTAAGACCATCTGTGAAGCACGACGCGCAGCAGCGTTCAGAAGACGATTTAAGTCATATTCTTGTTAATATTATTAAAACAAATAAGACACTTCAGGACAAGATACAGAATAATGCGCCTGAAAATGTTGTCAATGATTGGACGACTGTGTTACAATATCATGTTGCCAGTCAGGTTGATAATAAGTTGCCTGGATCTAACCCCGTTGCTCAGCGTTCAGGTCGCCCATTTAAGTCAATTAAAGACAGATTGAATGGAAAGGGTGGCAGAATGAGGGGCAATTTGATGGCCAAACGTGTCGATTTCAGTGCGCGTTCGGTCATCACTGCGGACCCGAATATTTCAATTCGTGAGCTTGGAATTCCTATGAAAATAGCGAAAAATATTACCAAGCCTGTAAGGGTGAACCGTGTGAACAAGGCGTTCTTGACGAAATTGGTGCAAAACGGACCCGATGTGTGGCCCGGGGCTAAGATTTTGGAGAAGAAGAATGGCGAATCTGTAACACTGAAATACCTTGATAGGAAGTCAATTGTCTTGGAAGAAGGCGACACTGTTCATCGTCATATGATGGACGGCGATGCCATCCTATTTAACAGACAACCTACTTTACACAGAATGAGTATGATGTGTCATATTGCGCGCATTATGAAGCGCGGAGATACGTTCAGGATGAACGTTGCGGACACCAAGCCGTACAATGCTGATGAAATTTTTGTGATGATAAATGGTCACAAAAAGGACTAAACAAGTCAACGTCAGCAACAGGGGGCGTTAAAAGCGTGCTACCCCCTAGTCATTCTATCTTTATAAGAAAGATAGGTTTGGCAACATGAACAAATTGCCTGGAAGTTCCTTAGAGTCTTCACTACCACTCTAATTTTGAAAGAAATTAGAGGACCACGATTAATAGTCGTACCCAATGGTAAAAAAGTGAAGAATTGGATAATCAGCAGCCAAGCCCCTAAACTCGTTATGGTAAGAGCATGGGGAAGGTTCAGAGAGTAGATGTTTGTGGGTCTCAAATGATGGTTTAACCAACCTGATGAGGCTTAAGGTGTATTCCGGCCCCTTGGGAAACCTTGGGGAACAACCGTTTGACGGGGATAGACATATGTAAATAACATTTTGTCCCCAACAGGGAGCGTGAAAAGCGTGCAACTCCCTAGTTAACTGATTTAATAAATAATAATAAATTCTAAAACAATATAAATAAAAATATACATATAATATAAAATGGAACCATCAAAATATTTAGAACTATCAAAAATAATTATAGACGACCCAACCAAAAGATATTGTGAAATATACAAAATAACAAATAATACTAGTGGTAAGATATATGTAGGACAAGCAGTGTCACATATATTAAACCATAAAAGATATAGACCATACGGACACGACGGACGATTTAGATGTCATATTTCAGAAGCATTTTCAACAAAGAAAAACCAATCACATTATCTAAATAATGCCATTAGAAAATATGGTGTTACTGATTTTGTTGTTGAATTAATAGAATGTTGTGAAACTAAAGATGCCGATGAAAGAGAGACACATTACATTAAGGACCTTAATAGTTTATTTCCTAACGGTTATAATCTAAAAAACGGTGGTAATGTGTTTACACATAGCGACGAAAGTAAAAAACGTGTGTCAAATGGAGTTATTAATTATTTTAAAGATAAAAAGCAAGATAGATTTAAAGATGTAAAACATATAGATGATGACATTGATAAATATATTAAACCTTTAAACAAACACAATGAACAATATGGATGGTATGTGTATATAGATAGAAAAAAAGCAGATTTTGGAGGTGTTCATATTACATTAGAAGAAAGTAAAAAATGTGCGATAGAATTTATAAAAAAATTAAAAAATCAGTTAGCAACATGACCAAATTGCCTGGAAGTTCCTTAGAGCCTTCACTACCACCTTATTATGGAAACATTTTAAGGGACCACGATTAATAGTCGTATACAATGGTAAAAAAGTGAATGGATTGGATAATCAGCAGCCAAGTCCCTAACCTCGTTATGGTAAGAGTATGGGAAAGGTTCAGAGAGTAGATGGTTATGGGTCTCAAATGATGGTTTAACCAACCTGATGAGGCTTAAGGTGTATTCCGGCCTTACTAGAAATGGTAAGGATATTCATGGAAATGAATTTACACATGCCGCAGGACCCGGAGTCCGAAGCGGAACTAAAGAATTTGGCCGCAGTGCCATACCAAATAATCAGTCCAGGCAACAACTCGTCAATCATCGGCATCTATCAGGATTCCATGCTTGGTTGCTACAGATTTACAAGAGAGAATATCAGTTTTACACAAAAAGACGCAATGAATTTACTGATGATGTTCAAGCGCGTCAAGCCATTTACGGGCGACAAGAAGCGCAGCGACCGTATATCCAATTTCGAGATAATGTCGCAAATTTTGCCGCCGATGTCCTTGAAAGTGAAGAACAAGCAATTTAACGGAGAGACTGAAAAGACCGACAGTTCGAATAACATTATTGAAATAATTAACGGCAAATATGTCCGCGGCCAAATGGACAAGGGTATCCTCGGCTCCGGCACCAAAGGTCTAATCCACCGCGTCTGTAACGATTACGGCAACATGGCGTCAGCCGAATTCGTCGACGACATTCAGAACATTGTCACCGAATACATGAAGCAAAGCGCGTTCAGTGTCGGTATCAGTGATTTGATTACGGACGACAAGACCAACCAAAAGATTATTAGTATTATTTCAGAAAAGAAGACCGATGTCAAAAATCTGATTGACCAGGTTCAAGTTGGCATTTTCGAGAACAACTCAGGAAAGTCCAATGAAGAGGAATTTGAGACCAAAATCAACAACATTCTCAGTAAGGCGCAGTCAGAGGCAGGCCGAGAAGCCCTCAAGAATTTGGACAAAGAGAACCGCTTCGTAATCATGTTCAATGCCGGTTCTAAGGGCACTGAAATCAATATCCAGCAGATGACTGCCTGCCTTGGTCAACAAAACGTAGACGGAAAACGAATTCCTTACGGGTTCGAGCACAGAACGTTGCCCCATTATCACAAGTATGATGATTCACCAGCGGCACGTGGCTTCGTAGAGAGCTCCTATATTAATGGTCTGTCACCTCAAGAGCTGTTCTTTCACGCAATGGGTGGTCGTATTGGTCTTATTGATACTGCCGTTAAGACTTCTACAACTGGTTATATCCAAAGAAGACTGATTAAAGGTCTTGAGGATTTAATGGTCAACTACGATATGACAATCAGAACTAATAAAAGCAAGATTGTCCAATTCTCATACGGCGACGATAATATTGATACAATCAAGGTTGAAAACCAAGAGCTTCATATTGTAGATATGAGTGTCCAGGAAATCTATGGCCACTACAATGTGCCCGAGGAGAAGACAAAAACCAAGTCATTAACTGGTATGTTTACCAAGAGCGCATATACTCGTTACAAGAAGCAAGAGGACCAGTTCAAAGTAAAATGCCAGTTCTACACAGACTATATGATTGAGAAGCGCGACATTGTTATCAAGAACATCTTTGGTTACAAGTCGGATAAGGTTGTCCGCGTCCCTGTCGCATTCTCATACATCATTCAAAACACGATTGGACAACAAAATATCAATGTTAACTCACTTGTCGATATTACAATGCTAGAAGCATTTGAGATGGTTGAAAACACATTTGCCAAGTTACAACAGATACATTATGCGCCACCCACTGAATTATTCAAGGTCCTGTATTATTACTACTTGTCGCCCAAGGATTTGCTAATGAATAAGCGTTTCAATCAGAAGGCGTTGGAAATATTATTGGCTACAATTGTTCTTGATTATAAGCGCGCGATTGTCGCACCTGGTGAGATGGTGGGAATGATTGCGGCGCAGAGCATTGGGGAGCCGACAACACAGATGTCGGTTGCGTATTGTGAGCATATTAGGTGCGTAAAAATAAATAAATCTAGTAAACATATTTCGTCGGTGTTATCGCAAATTGGCGAATTATGTGATGCTCTCATTGAGGAAAATCCGGAATATACATTTAACACGGGACATGTAGACAGTGTTGAGACATTATTGGATGCTTTGGACGACGAGTATTATATTGTCGGCGTTGACAAAGAAGAAAAGACACACTGGAATAAAATATCACACGTCAGCCGTCACCCAGTAAATGGCGATTTGGTAAAGATTACAACCAAGAGTGGCCGTCAAACAACTACTACATTAAGTCATTCGCATCTTGTTCGCGACGAAAAGACACAACAGGTGGCACCAATTACTGGTGCTGATTTGAAGGAAAAAATGCGCGTTCCAGTATCTAAACATATTGCCAATACTTTTGTCAAAGATAGTGTTACAATTGGCAACACTGTTAAAAAGTTAGACAACCTATTTGGTTGGTTTATTGGTGCCTACTTGGCTGAAGGTAATGTTAATAACACTTCTATTTGTATTACGAATATATCCCAGTTTTACATTAACAATGTTACTAAATTGGCATTGGAGTTTGGAAAAGACGCTAAGGTAAGAACTTATGCTGGTGAATATGGTCCTTCAACTTCAACCAGTTTTAGCCACAAGGTTCTAGCCGAGTTCATTGTAAACACTTGTGGAACCGGTTCATTTGTCAAGCGTATTCCGGACTTCGCATTTACTGCTCCCAATGAATTCAAGGCAGGTCTAATCCAAGGATACATGGACGGCGATGGCAACTTCCAGTGCGATGAGAAACATCATCAAATCAGGTCGTGTAGCCGAAGCAAGCAGTTATCAAGCGACCTAGCATTAATTCTTAATTATTTTGGAATATTCGCGTCTACTAAAGAGACCAATACTCGTGGAGCACCAATGTTCAATGTGTCTATTAGTGCCAAATATTCTAGAATATATCAAGACAACATTGGTAGTCTAGTCCACACAGACAAATTGATGA